CAGCCTTAGTCGTTCCGTCTTTGTCCGGGTCCCGCCAGGCGTACATCTTTTCGTAGTACGAGGCCGGCTGATCTTCTTTCAGGCGCTTTTCGTTGGCACTGGCATCCCACTCGCCATCGGAAGTGGCCGTGGAGTGTGAGCCGATGGCCTTGTCCTGCACTTCAAAACTCTGAATGTGGCTCGGCTGTTCGCGTATGATTTTCATTGGCATGAACGTTCTCCCCTACTTTTTCAAATGCGCGCCGATGTAGAATGGCTCGCCCATACCAGCGATAAGACCCAATTGTTCTTCAAGCCACACAGCGTCTTCTTCGTGGCGCTCTTCGATGTGCCGCAATTGTTCCGCGGTGGTTTCGTCGCCAACCCCGACTGACAGCTTGATCCCAGCGCGGCCCATCTCTATCAGAGCCGACTCTAGGGCTAGATCTGCCTTGAACGTGTCAGTAACCGTGTTTTGGCCGACGATGTCTCGGACCGTATAATTCGTGTCTGCTTTGAAGTCCAGCAGGCGGTCGTCAACCTGCTTCATGAACTGATGCGCGCGGTTCCCGAGCTTGTGGAGTTTATGGGCGCTGCCCTTCACTCCCATACTATAGATCCGTCGCCAGTCATTACGATAGGTGAGATTTAGATGCGCCTCCAGCGGAAGCATGCCTTGCAGAAACGTGATTACAGTGGGATTGCCTTGCATTGGAAAACTCCCTTGTTTTTAGATGCGAAGTGGGTTAAAATCAAAGGGATGGCGGCTGTTGGAAGCAGCCCTAGCACCTGAGATTACGGTGCCCTGCTCATGGGCTCAACAAATGAGACTTGCCAGTTCGGCGTAAACCTGTTCAGTGATGCGCGCGGCGATGGCCGCCGCGTCTTTCTTGTGCCAGCCGGGCGCGTCTGCCGCGATCTGTGCGGTCTGCCGGCCGATCATGTCCAGTTCCCGCCGGGTCATCTCCACGCTGCCGAAGCGGGAGGCCAGGAGCGTCTGGGCCATCGAAGAGATGGCCGGCTGCAGCGCGCGGCGGGTGAACTCCGGTTCGCCCGCACGGTTGAGCGCCCGGCCGACGGCATCCCGGAACAGCGTGCGGTAGGAAGCCGTGATCTGGCGCTGGCGGAATTGGGCGGCTGGATCGCCCACCGTCGAATCGGTATCGCCGCGGTCTCCGGGTGATGGGCTCTCTTCTTCCGGCTGGGCCAGCAGCGCGGTGAGGTTCACGTTGGCGCCCTGCACGATGCGGATGTTGCCGCCTTCGTCTTCTGGAATGGGTGCCTGCCGCAGCGTGCGCAGCACGTCATTGGCGTGGTAGACCCCGCCGTTGCGCAGCAGCATCAGGCCGGCCGTCTGGCTGGCGAAGTCGCCGCGGGTCAGGTCCATGAAATTGTGCTCGCACACGTACGGCCCGGCCAGGATCTTGTAGTTGATCTCCTGCTCGAAGTTGACGGCCCTGGGTGCCAGACAGAAGCGCACGTAGTCGAGGCCCTGGTGCTCGATGTTATTGTTGGTCGCGCGCAGCAAGCTTTGCACCAGATGCAGCGGCACGCGATAGAGCGAGGTGACTTCTTCTTTTTGCCACTGCCGCGTCGCGATGAACTGCGCCTCGTTCGGCGGGATGCTCATCTGAGTCCACTTCATCCCTTCTTCTAGGACCATGGGCGAGAGAGCGTTCTCGCCGTTGGCCCGCTCCCGCACCGACTTGACTAAGTTCTCGCGGGCTTCTTCATCGAGCGCGTCGGGGTGCGAGAACACGCCGGAGGCCCGCGCCCCGTTGCCGAAGAACTGACAGCCGTACTTCTCGGCCGCCAGGCCCAGCCCGAAGCAGTTCTTGCACACGCCGATCGGCGACAGCCCCACGATCCCGTCGAGCGAGAAGTTCATGAAGTGCAAGATATGCTGCGGGTCGATAAAAGCCGCTTGCCCGTTGTCGGTCTGGGTAGTCGCGTACATCAACTTACCCAGCACCTTGACCGGCGAGGTCTTCTCGGAGGCCAGTGGGATGAAGGCCACTGCGCGCGCGGCACCGTCCCGCTTGATCCAGGAGTATCCGTTGCCGTTCGAGCAGACGGACGCAATCATGGCCGTGCGCCAAGTCATGCTCGACATATTCGGGTTGGGCCGGCTGTGGATCAGATCATAGTTCTTGTGCTCTGCGGCCAGCCGCATGGAACCGTCCGGCATCATCTGGAAGATATCGAGAGAGAGCCTGGGGAGATCTTCGCTGATGACCTTGATGCAGGCGTATGCGGTAGACAAGCGCATCGCTTGCTTTTCATTCACCAGAACGCCCGCGTCGGAACGCCCCAATCCGAGCGACTCAAAAAGCGCGCTCTGCGGCAGCAGCGGCTGGGCCGGGTCCTCCAAGGTCATATTGCGGATACCAAGAGCTCTGGCTATGCGGCCCATGCGTCTCCGACTCCCTTACGCCCTTGACTGGGTGACATTTAGTTTCCGTCCGGCATGATCAGCGGGTGCCCGCCGGCGCGCCGCACATTCTGTGCCTTCGTCCGTTGAATCAGAAACGCGAAGACGAAGCAGAGCACCGCGCCCAGCCCGATAGCCAGCTTCCAGGAGAACAGCGCCACGCACGCCTCGGCAAGCACGATGCCAGATATCACCAGCGCATCTTGCAGATCCAGCTTTTCCTCGGGCTTGGGCTTGACCGGCCCGACCGTCTCGGTGATGATGCGGGTCTTGGTTTCAAAGCTCATGCGATGGTCACTACTCCCCTGGTGCTGTAGACCGACTTCTTTTTCGGGATGGCGGCCTGCACTCTGTGTAGGGCGATCACCGCGGCCACCACGCCGTCAATCCGCTTGCTGCCCTTTTGCCGGTTGGGCTTGACCGGCTTGATGTTGCCGGCCGGGTCCTGATCCACGGTCGCACAGTCCACATTCCAGCGGAGCACCGGGTGCCCGGTATGCACCAGCTTGTGCGAGAGGGTCAGTTCCTCCAGCCGCTTGGCCGGCGCGCTCATGGATAGAAAGCCCTGGCCTACGTCCACTACCTCGATGCGGGCATCCATCAGGTCGGAAACGGTGTCCCGCGCCCCGGCCCGGTCGAAGCCGATCTCCCGGATCTTGAAGATGTGCGCCAGTTGCTTGATGCGCGCCGTGCAAAACCGCCAGTCGGTCACATTGCCGGAGGTCAGCTCGATGTACCCGTCCCTAGCCCACAGATCGTAGCGGACATTATCTCTCTTCGATCTACCTACGATGTCCTCTTCAGGTATCCAGAACCAGGGGTAGAGGTACACCCGATCCGCTATCGGCCATGCCAGTACCAGGGCGGTAAGATCGCTGACCGCGGCCAGATCTAAGCCGCCGTAGCAGGGATAGGATCGGAGCCGTTCCAGGAACAGGCGTCCCAATCCTTCCTGAGTAGCCAGGCCGATTTCGAATTCACCCATTGGTTCAGGTAGTATTGCTGAAACTCCCGCTGCAAACGCGGACTCTTCAGCGCCTTTTCGAAGTCCTCTTCCAGGACTTCCCGGTTGACCGCGATCCCCAGAGCCGGATTGGCCAGCGGCCACAGCGACTTATCCGTCCAGTCGGCATCTTTGGGTACCTCATAGATGATCGGCAGGTAAGTTGGATCCTGGAATAAACCGGGGACGAAGTTCCCGGCCACGTCTTGGGTAGGCAGCAACTTCTTGGCGTACAGGTATTCCTGGCCGCACATGGTTTCTTCGTCTACCCCGGCCGTAGTGATGTAGACTTCCAGCGGCTGGTGCCGCGCGCCCCGGCCCGTCCGCAGAGCCGTGCGCAGGTCCTCTTCGCGGGGCCCCCAGACGTGAAACTCGTCGTACAGAATCGTGCTCGGATTGCTGCCGTGCTTCGATTTGCCTTCCGAGGAGAGCGCCTTGAACAGCCCGCCGTTTTGCTTATGCCGGATCTCCCGGCGGTATGGAATCACCTGCAACAGTTCGGGGAGCTCTTCATGCGCCATCACCATCTCGGAGGCGGCCAGGTAGATCTTTTCGGACTGCTCGACGGTCTTGGCCGCCGCGTAGATTTCCTGGAAAGGCTCCGGGTCCATCACCAGCAGGTCCAGACCCAGCGCGGCCACGG